GTCTAACCATTATCTTGTCTCCATCGGACAGACCGTGTGCGGTTCTCGTGGCTATGATTACACCCGCGCCTGATGATGAGTTGTCGCTTATTGAACTAATCATCTTCGTGTTGGTATTGGCCAGTCTAAAATCGTGATCGAACCTTTGAGATGACGCCTGGCTTTTTTTAAATGAATATATTCCGCCTTCGTACACCGTTGAACTGTTGTCACGGACCTCGTAGTAAGGCAGTCCCATGAAGAAGCGTCTTTCACTGTTGTTGTTGGTTTCTAATTCCTCTGCCACCAATTGCTGGTCGATCGAATATGCTATCTGTAGGATTCCCCTCGGCCTCATGCCTTGATTGTATTGTGAATTGCTTGAAAGTGAATCAACTTTTGTAGTATCCAATAGCGATTGGCTTTCTGTTATCTGTTCTGCGGGAAGATAACCTGCACTGGGTAATGTCAAACTGTAATTGGTGCTGGACGTGGTGATCAGACCACTGCCAAACGGTCCATCATCTTTCAATTCCGTTATTGGATTGAGATCTGTTATCAATGCGTGTCTATTTGAACCATTTGCTGTTGGAGTCCAAGCGTTGAACTGTGTGGTCGCACCGCCCAAATCATCTCGCCCTTGTCCATAGGCACATAAGAAACCATCCGTGGTGGTAATGTCAAGGTTCTTGAAACCAATGACCGGTTGGTCAAAAGCAATAGAGCCTGTTGTAACTTCTATCTGACTTCTTGGATTTATCCACCAGTATTCCCAATTACCCCATGTCTGTGGTATCAACTTCAATTGTCTTGGTTTTGGTGCTGTAGACCCTTCGCCTTCGTTGAAGAATAAACAGATTAAAGTGTTTATGTCCCAACCCAAATTATCAAAACCGTCAGACGTAGCGTCCAAGTTAATCAGTTGTCTGTCAGTGCTAATACCAAGTCCCTGTGAGTGAACATTCTGTGTCAAGAACGCATCCTTCCTTATCCTGAAAGCATCAACCTTGGCACTCAACAAGTAGTCTCCTGTGCTGTTGCCACCTATCACAAAATTGTTTGAAGTGTTGGTGATGCCTGCACTGGCTGACGTAGTGCTGTCCAGTACGTTGTTGATGTAAATTTTTATCTCGCTGTTATCATACACGATCTTTACGTCGTGGAAGTCATCGATGCCTATCGTGGCCGTAGATGTGATCGAATTCAGTGTTGAACCGTCATTGTAATAGAATTTAAACTTTCTGTTGGCATCTATGGTGCCTGCGTAATCAACCGTCCTGCTTGATCCATCATCCGTGAGTAATCCGCCCTCTCCGGCGGCAAACACCACACCTTCGTGTGCTGTCTGGAAGTTTGTGGTTGAAGTGCTGTCTGAGTCTATCCTGATATAGAAATCAATTGTCCAAGCGGATCTATTTGATAGCCTTAACGCATCGGTGTAATTGATACGCCAGTAACCTGCGTTCTCTGGCGTGAATTCTGTAGTTCCTGTACCGTTGAGGCCATCACCAGCAGAGAGTGTTACACCCCCAACTGCCGTGATCGTGAAGTATGCGCCACTGCCGTTGCCTAGGTCATCCCAACGACTGAAATCTATTGGGAAAATTATGTTATCTCCTGTGTCTCTCCATCCTGATGTGATTGGCATTATATCTCTCCTGTGTCGTTCCTTTTAATTGTTACTGGTGTTCCCACGGTGGTACCCGCACCACCACCACTTGATATACTACCAAGTGAATCATCCATGTATTTTTTAGGGAATGGGAACACGTTGTCCTCGAACTCACCACCAAAGTAAGACTTACTGCTGACACTGGTGCTGGCGAAAGAACTACGATCTCCATTCTGGTTGATTGCCCTAACCCGTATGGTCAGTTTCTGACCAGCCACGAAGAATTCTGTCGTAACAGTGAATTCTTGGTTCCTCGTTGTACCAAGGCTGACAAACTGGTTATTGGCATCTGTGTTCTTCTTGACCTGCACTTCATATTGGTTGTTGTTGGCGTTGATGTTTCCATCTTTCCACGTCACAAGCAGGTCGGACCTGTTGGTCTTACTGAACACCAATCCAGGTGTGGCCTTGCTCCGCACCAGTAATCCTTGAGGCTGACGAAATCTATTACGCACTGTGTTGATCACAGGACGCTTCCTTAATTTATTAGTGACGAATCTGTTGAAAGATATCATGTTGTCAAACAAGTTCACATCATCGAAATCATAGTTGTTTGGATAGTGCCTGATGGCTGTGATCTCGATGTCGCCATCTTGGTTCATGGTCATATTTGTTATCCTGAACATGTGATCAAAATTCAAAGTGGTGCTCGTGACACGTATGAGGTCGCCCGCAGTAAGGTCAGTGGCTGATTCGGTGGTCTTGAATGATATGCTCTGTTGGCGCCTACTCTTGGCCACCAACACTTTGGCATAATGCGTGGCGTGGGCGGCATTCACTATGCCCGCATTGGTCACATTGCCAACTAGGTCTTGATCATTGTCTTCTTTCCTAAAAAGTTTATACTGTGCATCGGTCTTGGGTGGCCAAACAACTGAGTTGTTCTGTGACCTTTCTTCAATATCTGTGAAATTGACTTTGATCTGGTTGAAGGTGTTTTCCAATGCCCCACCGTTGAAACTTATGCCATCAATGATGTTGTCATCGTTAAAAGTCATTGTGTGGCTGGCCTTGAGATCCGAGTCTGAAGGTATGTCATAACTGTTGTCAGGAGTGCCCGCGTTCTCTATGGTCAATTTGAATTTGCCATTGACGAAAGGCATTATACCACCCATGCTGGTCAATATACGATTTATATTCTGTAGATGTGTCATTCCTGTGTCTATCACGAACTGCCTGTAGTAAACCGAGTTAGGGTATAACAGTTTCCCGTCACCCAACTCGTCAATACCAACGTTTCTCCTTAACCTTAAATTTGGAAAGTGTTTGATGGAGAGTACGCCTTCATAGATCAATTGGTAGTTGTTTGTTGCGAAATTACTGCCCGCGGTACTGTTCTCTGACCTCAATCGGCCACAGGCCACCGCGGCATTGATGAAACTGTTTTGATCTATCTTGCTCAAAGGTATGCCGGCTCCATAACGATCATTTAACATGTAGTCCAAGAGTATTTCAACAGGATTGCCCGAAACATCGTAACCGTCCTGCCTGGTGGCAGTGTGTGAATAGGCCCCACTGGCAAATGTCACAGAATAATCTGCGGGTGTTGGCATTGTGGCTATAACACCAGTTGATGTGGTGTCAGTGTCGTGTTCATAACCTGGGTCTGAATTTTTCTCCCTGACCAATTTTGGAACATTCTTGCCTGGCGCCATCACTACCACCCTTGGTAGGCTGGAGAAAGGGTTGGTCAGGTTGTCACCGTTCTCGTCCGTTATCTCATCATTGTTCCATTCGAATCTTAACGCGATGTATTGTACGCCCCTCAGTCTGTGGTCATCATTCCAACGTGGGCTCTCTTTCAAAAGATCTGATGCTGGTTGTGAATCACTGCCATCGAACAATTGGAATCTTACCCTGTTCTTGAACGTGCCTGTCTTGACTTCATAGGTGGGTGGCTGTCTTAGTGCAGTTGTACCAAAAAACAATTGCCTTCCACCGAATCTTGGATATCCATCACCCGGAAACGTTGTATCATTGACCGATACCCCTTGTTCAAACACTGTGGTATAATTTCCAGGCTTGTAACCCTTGACTGCCCTGGCAGTCTTGATGTCACACACTTGGTCATCTATCAATAAATTCCATAATCTTGAACCGTAGTTGTCGTCCTGTGTCATACCAAGTCCTATCACACCACACATGTAGAGATATTGATTCTTGTCTCCTGCGGTGTCAACGAAAATGTTCTTGACCGCACGTTCAACATATTTGCCATAACACACCGGTATCGCTGTGTTGCTGGGCGTGAAATCCACTGTGGTGGTGTTGTCTATGGCGGCTGTCGTATCAACGTTGAAGTCAGGTATGTCAAAACCACCAGTGAATGGACTCAACGCGATGTTGAACACACCCTTGACAGCGCCAACGGCGACGTCTACAGTCTTGTCAACTACTTTCTTTACTACATTGACCGCTTGGTCTTTCTTTCTCTGGAACCAACTACCTATTCCCATTATTGTTTACCCCATTGTATGTCCGCCAGTGTCTCCGTGGTGAATTCGAACCCTTTGTCGTCCTCGAACACTATCTGGTGGCTCAGTGTGGTTGCGTATCCGTAAATGCTGGCCTTCTCGAAGGCACTGAAAGGACCTCCACACTCTAGTCTGAAATCTGCTGTTGTTTTGTCGTGTGTTAAACTGAAAGTGTTGATGAATCCTTCGAACACAGAATACACACCGTTGGTGGTGATGCTGTAATCCTCGTTTAGGATCGCTTTCCTGATGCTTACCTTGGCGCCAACGAAGTTGGAATTCAACAGGATTGTTGGGTTTGTCAGATCAACACCAGTGAACACCAGTGACAATTTCTCATTGGCCGCATTGACCGTTTCCGTTATCGCACTGTGTCCTATGTAGCCAGCATTGGCGCTGTATGTCACCGAGTCATGTGCAAGATCCACATCACAGTTTGTGAAATCTAATGAGTTGGTACCGTTGGTCAGGACATTGAACAGCGTACTGTCGTCCTGTGAAACTATCCTCACAAGGTCAAAAACCCTACGTGTCTGTGCCGCTAAGGCCGTGTTCGCCGCTGAAGATATGCCCCTTGTCATTACAACGTCTCCGCTACATCTAGTTCATATTGGTATAAATTGTCAACCCCTAAATCAAACTCCTGTGCGTCATTGATGAATCTGACAGTGATTGGTACATCGTCTGTCAAGGTGTTCTGTGATGATGGCACCTGTGTCCTTAGGTTTGGAAAAATATTGATCGTTGTCTGTGTTGAATTGCTCAAGGTCTTGTCAGCCGTCAGCATGTAAACTTTTGAATGATTTGCGAACTTGATGAGGTCACCGGCTTTCAGTGTGCCATTGCCAGTTGGTGTGACCGTTATGGTACTCGCCCCCACTGCCGCCGTTGATGTCACAGGCAGTTTTGTGCCGTCATTGACGAACGTGCCATTGGCACTGCCAATCACTGGAGGAACGATGGTGAACGTGTCAAACGCACCCCTCTGTGTGACGATGAATGCTTGAATGCTACCAAAGTCATCCCTTGATAACGGTACGCTCTTCAATGTGAAACTGAAGAATTGACCTCCAAGATCTTTGGAAAATGTCTTGTTGGTTATAGTGGTGCTGACAATGGTGTTAGCATTGCTCTGCCAATTGATTGATTTAAAATTAGTTGTTGGGAATGTTCCTGACATTACGCAAATCTCCTTCCTTGCCTGCTCATTGCATCGCTTATTAGATTAGTTATTAGACCCCGCCTGCTGGCCAACAAAGTGTCGAAACCTTCGGCATCCACCGTGCTGATGTTGAAGTTTACTGTGGCTCCACCCATCCTGCTTCCAGAAGCCTCGTTTGAAACAACTGTGCCCGCTGTGTTTGGTATGAACATTTCTGGTCCCCTTTCACCTACCAAGAAGGCATTTCTAGATGACACAGGACCACCACCGGCTCTTGCACCACCGTATCCTATGGCACCACCGTTGGCATATCCAACAGCACCACCGTTGGCGAATCCGCCTCCTAGGAATGCCAATATCGTTTTCAACACTATTGTTTTTTGTAATTGGCTGTTCAATTGTTTCTGTGCGGCCACCTGTCTGTTTACACCAGCGACCATGTCGATGCCAAATATTTTGGCTAGTTTTTCTAATATAGGTCCAACTATGAACAATCTAATCATGCCACCGATCAGATCTCTGAGGATGGCTTCTCCAATTTGTCCAAGTGCTTCTTTCAATGTTTTGGTTCCCATGACAACATCAGTCAATGCTGATTCTGTTGTGGAAGCAAAAGTTTTTGTCATGTTTGTCAGTGTGTCTGTTATGATCACGGCCGTGTCATAGTCTTTCAACATTTCTGTAAGGTTGTCTCTGTAATCTCGTAACGCTTTGTTGGCAGTTTTAACAGATTCTGAAGTTTTAGGAAAAGTCCTATTCATTATGGCATTTTCTCTGTTTAATGCCGCGGCTTTATCTGCTTGTTCTTTTAATACTTCTGCGTTGGTCTTTCCTTCGTTCTCATTGTAATCACCTAGTGCATCTGTATAGACTACTGTTTTTTCAGCCAGTTCTGCTATTGTGTCTCCAGCCTCTTCAGCATTTATTTGTGTATCACCTAGTGCTTTGACAACTGGTTGTGTGTCTCCAAGCAGTGCTTTAAAGCCATTACCTGTACTGATAAGATCTGAATTAAGATCACTAAAGTCTGTGCTTAAATCATCAACATCATCCTTGACGTCTGCAAAGAAACCAATTAATTTTTCACCACCAATAACAATCGCTCCTAAAGCCTCTGCTAATTTTATGAATAGTTTAACTACTCCCTGTAATACTGCTCCGCCTAATCTACCAAGCGCCGCTATCGTTTCTTCGTTGTTCTCAACAAACTGTGTTAGTTCCGCAACACCGTCTTTCAATGCTGGCGAAAGCCCTTCTCCAAATTCCATTGCTGAATTCTTCAAGGCAATGTTTAAGTTTGAAAATTGTGTGGATAAGTTATCAACAACGTTGGCTGTGGCACCACCAAAGTCTGCTCGTAAGCCTTTGGATAATGCATTTAAAATCTTTTTGGATCCTTCTGCTGTTTTACCAACTTCAGATATTTGTAATCTTGCAAGACCCAGTTGTTCTTCAAGTATTCTGAATACCGGGACACCTCTGTCTGCCAATCTGTTAAGTTCTTCAAGACCCAATCCACCTGAAGTAGTTCTTGCAAATAGATCAGTTATGGCTTGTAATGAACCAAGTTGGTCCGTTGTAACGGCCGCTGTGTCTGTGAATAGTGTTAGTAAGTCTTCTGTGGGTTCAATACCACTTGCTTTTAATTTAATGAAAGTTGTTGTTAAGTCTTCAACACCAAACTGTGTTTTGGTAGCGAAGTCACTTACGAAGTCAAATGCCTCTCCACCTGCCTGTGCTGAACCAGTTACTGATGCAAGTGCATCATTTAAGTCTTCAAACCTTGCAGTGGTTTCAATGATAGCCTTACCAATCCTTACAGCAAAAACAGCCGCAAGTGCAATACCGGCGCCTTTGAGTGCTGTGCTTAATTTAAAACTGCTTGTTTGAAGTTTGTTAATATCACGATTAATTTTACCCAACGCCTGTTGGTTTTTAATCTGTATGTCTAACAACAGTTTTTCAGTTTTTGCCACTATCTTCTCCTCCTAACAGGCGTTGCTTGTTTGCCCATTGTTTTTTTACTTTCATTGTACTCATGCAAAAAGTAACCAGCCCAGAGGTCTTTCTCCAGTGTCGTCATTTGTAATATTTCCTCGATTGTTTTCTTCAATCGATCTGCCAGCATTATTACAAACCGTAACTCAACACTGGAACCTATTCCTTTGCGATAGATTCCTGTGTAGCAGTTATTTTTGCATTGTTGATTGCAGTGGCAACCTTGATCACAACTTGTGGATCTGCCTCATTCATCAACTTTATCCTATCAGCATCATGGAAAAGCCTCTTGCCATCTTTGTCCTTGGCTTTCCTTACAATGCTTTCAACGAGTGCTTCTACAGTCTTGCCTTGTGTTTGCAATTCAAGTATCTTGCCCTCGTCTTTGAGTGGGTATGTGGTCCTGAAATAAATGTCAGTGTCCCATTCCTCACATCTTACTTTTTGCAATTCGCCACCAATGCTAGACTGGTAGTGTTTGCTTATCTTGTCTGTTATTGTCATTTATATCTCCTGTTTGCTATGTTTTTGATCGCGGGCCTGACAACACCACTCGGTGCCTGTCGGCTACGACCTCTTTCCAGTGCGCCGGCATAAGGTTGTGGATTGGTCAATCTGTATCTTGTGCCAGTCCCTGACTTACGCCAACTTCTCTTGAAAAGTCCAGACCTCACTGGTGATCTGTCCTTTATGTCATCTAGAACGGTGTCAGTGATCGCTTCGGTCGCCGCCTCTGTTATGGCTTTGATCTTTTGCTTCATGCTGGCACCGTTAAAGATTACTCTTGTCATTATAGGTTCGCTACTGTTACCGCTCCTGTAATTTGCCCTGATACCTCGGCAGTTACCGCTCCATCATTTGCGGCAGAAATTTCAAAAGATGTTACTATCATCTCGCCTGAAAGTTTCTGACCTGTTGATGTGCCTGATGGGTAAAGTTCTATTGTTGCCGCCGCCGCGCCTGGTGCCGATTGTAAAGCCGCTTGTGCTGAATCACCGTCAACAAAGTACAGACTTAAAGAAGTTGTAGCATTTGTTAGACCTGGAACGAAAGTTCTAGCCGTTGCCCCCATGGATGACGTCTCTATGACGTCCCCTGTGTTGGTAAGTGTGAAACTAATCACACTGGCTATAACTGTTGCGGAGCCGCCAACGTCGAACTTGGCCACACCTGAAGTACCTGCATATGCAGTTGTATTATTTGCCATTAGTTGTTCTCCTCATTTGGTTTTATGACCTCCGCTTCTGCCTTGGTTATACGCATTGTCGCTTTTGGTCGTTTAGTTTTTGTTTTTATGATGCTTTTGTTCTCTTCCACTTTTGGTGGCGAGACAGGTTTTTGAAAAAACACCCAACCTGATTTCAACTTGTCCTGAACTTGTGTGTTTGGGACAAGATGAGAATTCCCGTCTTTGTCATACATTTGTCTTAACATTATGGATTACCTCTCTTGTACATGTATTCCACTTCAACCGTGATTATTACCTGTCCGATCGGTGGATTACGTTCTATGACTTCAACATTTGTCACACGTGTCTCCACGTAGTGTGTTGCGTCTTTATCAACGGTTAGGTTACGTCCTCTTGATCCTTCAAGGGTCTGCTCTATCCGTTCAATGATTTCATTTCTTTTTTGGTCCAGTTCGTTACCACGCACGAAACATCTGAGTTCAACCTGCAGTATGCCCTGTCTCTCTGACATTGACACATCTGTTCGTTCCTCGTTTCCGGTCACTAACAGTATCGCTGGATACTGTGTGATGGCCAGTTTCTCGAATTCAAAGAACTCCCTGGTCACCGTGCCAGGCGCTGGGTCTGACATGTTGATCAGTTGTTCCCTGATGTCTTCCGCTATGGTCTCTCTCGCACTCATCGTTATCTAACGAGTCGATTGAAGTGTGTAGCCTGTTTTTCTGAATTTTCTATTGTACCACTTGAATCGTAATCGTATTCTACTCCATCTTTTAAAATTTCCGACATCTCTGTCGCGAACTTTTCTTTGTAATGCACCATCTTCTCTCTGAACACATCTCCATCTGGAGAGAATGTTGAAAGCCGTGGAAACACGAACTCCGCCAGTGTGTAATACACAGCGGCCCTTGTGAATTGACTGTAGGTCAACAGGTTGTTGTCCATCTCTGTGTATGTGCCTGTTGTTATGTCGTATCTACCGTATGTCGCTCTGGGCCACCACTCTGATCTCAATTTTCTCAAGATGTCGGCGGTCGTTTTGACGTGTAGGTCTGCGAATGATTGTATACCGAAGTTTTGTATGTCCGGTTCGTATTCAAGTAAGTCTGAGTCTTGACTCATGTTGGCCATTGTAGGTCCCTCCTAAATGTTGTGTCCAGTCCTTCTAGACAATGTTATTTATTGCGTTGTGATCTTGATATTAATAACACATAAAAGAAAAGGGCCCGGAGGCCCTTTCCTATAAAGTGAGGTTAGTATCCTTATTAGTCTACTAATGACTCAGTTTTGATTCTACAACCGTATGCTTCTTTGATGATAGAGTTACCTCTAGCAGTCGTAGCCACAAATTCTGTGGATCTTAAAGATGCATCGTACTGTTCCTTCACGACGATTGGTCTCTTAACAACGTGCGCCATACACATTGGTGAGAACACACCACCGATTGAATCGTTAGCAGAGTCAACGTCTACCGCAGTAGTCATGAACAACTTAACGTTGTAGATTCTACCTAGGTAAGCAGATGAAGACAGTAAAGAATTACCCGCGTTTGATAAAGCAGTTGCTCCACCTGATTGGTAACCAGATGCAGTTAAAACTTTAGCAACATTGTGAATCGCGGCAGGTGAGAACACACCAAAGTAATCTCCGTCAGCATCAGTTGGAGCGTTTTGGGCTCTTAACTTGTATACTGCTTGTAAGATTAAATCTGGAGTAAGGTCTGCGCCACCTGTTCCTAATCTGTTTGTTGTGAAAGAATCGAACTGATCGAAAACGTCTGCGTCAACTTTTTCTCCAATAGCCGAGCCTAAGATTTGGCCCACTGATTGAGCAACGTTGTCAGTTGAACTCTCTCTTAATAGGTCAGTTAAATCCGCTCTAACACCAATCTCTGATGCTGTAACTGTAACTGACGCTGGGTTTACACTTGTCTGTGCAGTGATGTCTGAACCTTCAGTAAGACCTGAAGCAGACACTGTTGGGTATACAGGGATCTGTGCTGTTAAGCCAGGTGTTCCTGTCATGTCATACACTGTAACCAAGTTAGCGGCGATTGATCTCTCTGCGGCAGTGAACTGTGCAGATTGAAGAATGTTCGATAACAAAGCACCGTGCGTACTTGTAGTATTGATAGCCATTTTGCTATTCTCCTTTGTTGTTTAATTTAGAAGAACTTTGCTCGGGGTGATTGCTTGGCAACCGCTTCCTTGTAAAGCCTTCTCTGTTCTGGATCATTCATATCCAGTTTGGAGACGTCTACTTCCTGCACTGATTTCGCGTTGGTGTTTGATGTTGCGCCTGATCCACTGGGACCTGCTTGAACAAAATGAGAATTCTCAGATAAGAACTCCTGAACATAAAGTTCGGGACTCATAAGTTCTCCAGATTCAGTGTATCTTGGTGCGCCATTGTCTCCAATGACTTCAACATCACCAGTGTCGTTCAATCTAACCTTGTCCCTCACAAGTCTCACGACCTGTTCTGGGTTTATGGCCTTGTGTTTGGAAGCACTGTTTAACAATGCACCATCCACCTTGACTGAGTTCAACTGTGAACGAAGTTGTTTGATATCTTGGTCTTTCTTTTCAGCAGTTTCCTTCAATATCTTTTCAAACTCGCCTCGCTTCTTCTGTTCTTCCAGTTTCATTGCTTCATCCTTCTGAACAAGATCACGATAATGTTGTACATCAACATCTTCGAATTTTTTCAACACGTTTGCTTCCGTCTTTTTACGGACTGATGCCATCGCGTTGTTGAATTCGTCAGCAGTGTAGGTTTTTGACACCTCTGTCTCCGGAGTTTGTTGTTTAGAGTCGTTTGTTTTGGCCTCCGTGGCCTCCTCAACTTTGACTTCTGTCTGTTTTGAATCTGACATTGGATTTCCTCCTATTGAGTGTGTTGTTATTTACACAAATATTTAAGAGAATTAACTCGTATGATTATATTTTAGTAGAATTGTTCAAAATCTTCAACACCCCATGCCTCATACCAACCTGACCTACGAAGTCGTGCCTGTGCATCCTTCAACTTGTCCACCGGTTGGATCATGACCAACGGTTTTTTCTTGTAACTGAAACTGACACCTTTGTGCAGTCCTTTGTTGTCAGGGTGATCGTACATGATGGCCATGTGTAATTTGTTGTTGTGTGCCTGCTTACAGATCGTTGCCAATCTCTGTTCGCTTATCTTGTAATCAATGTAAAGCACCACGATATCAAGCCTAAAAATAGGAACCATATGACAGCAATGGATAATGTGCTCCAGTAGATCAACCTTTGCTTTCGTGATCTGGATCGTTTTATCTTGTAGAGTCTTTTTTGCAAACGGACAGATTGCCTTTCCAGTCTTTTTATAGACTTTAGCAACCTGTCCTCTAATCCAGTTTTCAATTAATTTACTTTCTTCTGCCACCTTTTTTGTTTTTCTTTTTTGATGACATTGGTTTTTTTCTTCCGCTCGCTCTAGCCATTGGTTTTCTCCTCTTTGTTGATATCCGATTGGTCAGCAGTGCTGACGCCGTCGATGTTGTTGTTATAGGCATTCAGTCTCCTCTCATCCTGAGTGTACAATTCAAGTAATTCAATTTTCCTTTTGTGTACTAGATATTTAAGTTGTTGTAACGCCTTCCTGGCATGGAAAGCACCCTGTTGGCTCTGTCTCTCTATGCAGTTTTTATTGTGTAACCTGTATTCATCAAACACCGCCTCGAGGGCACGTGATGTTGCGGTCTCTATGGCCTTGCCATCTAGTTTTCCTTTGTATGGCATTATTTCAATTCGTCTGGTTCGATTGGGGAGAAATGGATAGAATGCCATGGTGCCGTGTTGCCGTGTGCGTTCTTGTATGTCTCACCGGTCTGCACTGACTGTGCGGCCATGAACTCCCTGGTCCCGTTACCATACCTCTTCTTCTGCACCACCCTACAGGGCCTCCATTCTTGT